ATGTGGTAAGTGATGCAGATTTACAGTACTTCATTGAGAGCGATAACCTATGTAACTCGTACAGCGAGTATGAAAACGTTTTACTTACTAACTTGTATTAAGGATGGATAGGAGCGGTTTTGTTTTTTATAGGAGTTTTTGGGAGGCCATTAAGGAGCTGCCAAGTGAAAATCAATTAGAACTATACCAAGCTATTACCGAATATTCATTTACTGGTAAAATGTGAAAGAAAAATGGTAAAAAAATTGAAAAATTAAATTGAATTTCACAAACGGTTTGGATTTTGATTAAACCTCAATTAGATGCGAATTTGGCGAAATATAACAATGGGAAAATGGGGTGAAGGCCAGAGAAAAACTGGTATAACTCACAAAAACCTAACCAAAACCTAATTGAAACCAAAACCAAACCTAACCAAAAGCTAATAAGTAAAGAAAAAGAAAAAAATAAAAAAGAAAGTAAAGTAGCTTTTGTTAAAGATTTAACAGAAGAGCAAAAAAAGATGATTAAGGAAAGGTACAATGAGATTAGAAAAACTGTTTTACATTCTAAATAAACTGCTATGGATACTATGATTGAATTTAAAAATGGAAAAATTTTGTACAATGGTGTAGATATTAGTGATAAGCCCATTGAGATGTTTAAATGGAAAGGAAAAAAGAATTATGTTTTGTTAGAAGATGTGGATGAGGCTTTATGGTGAATTTATGTTAATGATGAATTAGTGGAATTGTATAGATGTGCTTTTGAGTTTGAGGCTGAAAAAAGATTGAATGAGATTTTGGATATGATGGAACAAAGAGAGTATGATATGATGGAGGCAAGTATGGATATGGATGGTGAATTGGAGTTTTAGTTATTAACCAAAAACAAAATGATAAGAGTTTATTGAAGAGAATTTGAGTGGGAACCAGGTTACAGCGTAGAGGATTTTATTAGGAATAATAACCTTACTGAAAGGGAAGAGAATGATGTGGAATGGATAAAAGAAACTATGAAAATACTTTATTGTGAATGGGTTGATGAAAATTTTTAGATTTTATTTTTACCAAAATGAAAGAGATATTTAAAAAAATCAAAGAAGTATGAGATTTAATTAGTGTAAAGAAGGATTGAAAAAATCCGTATTATGACAGCAAGTATGTAACTTTGGATGAATTAATGGGAAAATTGAAACCGTTATTGGATGAAAGGAATATGATGGTTTATAATTACTGTTTAGCACAATGAGGGGTAAGGACAATAGTAATGGATATGGAAAGCGGTGAAACTATTGGCAGTGATTTCGTTGTAAATGAAATCCGTGACCCACAGCAGCTTTGACGTGTTTTGACGTACTGACGTAGGTATAACCTAACGTTAATTTTCAATACGTTGGCCGACCCAGATGATGATGCCCAAAGTTTCTATGATGAGAATTGAAAGGCTAAGAAATATACCAAGAGAATATTTGATATGAAAGACTTTGAAAATGTAAAAGCAAAGAAAGACAAATACAGTTATGAAGAAATGATGAAAATGATAGAAGATAATTATAGCATCGATACTGAGATGGAAGAGAAGGTAATGGATTTATATGGGAAAACGGCAGCAGATTTATTTTAATAATTTCTAAAAAAATGACCGATGTATTAAAGCCAAGTGAAAATATATGGGATTTACAGCTAAAAAGAGCTAATGCACAAGCAGAATTAATGACTTTACAGAGTGAATTATACCAAAGCGATTTATACAAGAAGGTAAAAGATAAAGAATTAGAGGTAAAAGGATTGGAGATGCAGGAAGAGGAAATGAAAGATAATATTTTAAACTGAATGATGGAGAATGGATTAAAGACAGTGGAAACATTGAAACAGAGGTTTACTGTAAAGCAAAATCCGCCAAGTGTCACAATTATTGATGAGAATATGATACCACAAAACTTTAAGAAGTTACAGACAAAAGTTGTGGTAGATAAAACAGCGATTAAAAAAGCAATCCAAGCGTGAGAGGATGTCGTTTGAGCCGAGTTAAGTTGTGGTTATAGTTTAGTAATTACGCCAAAGTAAGATGGAGGAAACAATGTTAGAGAAAAGCCAGAGATTGTTGAAGGTGGGAAGTGCCAAAGATATACAGGACTTCCTACCTGAGTTGGTGGCTGAATATGAAAGATTAGATATGATAGTTTGAAGAGCGGAGCTGGATTGTGATTTATACAGAATTGAAAGATACCAATACTGGAAAAAAAGAAAAGTGTTATGAGAGATTAAATGGAGCGATAAAGAAATCGAAATGGAGGCCAAGAAAGAAAGTTTGAAAAAATATTGAGATACGCTGCTGAATAAGAAGTTGGTAAATCATTATAGATTAAACATAGAGATGTTAAGCCAAAGGAATATCGATATTGCGGTAGAGAATAAGAATTTGAGAGAGGCTTGATTGTAGTTTTATTTGGTAACTAACTGTTATGAACGAAAAGGAAAATTTTGATAGGTGCCTGAATAAGTGAAAGAAAATGGAGAAAGAATTTGCCATCAAAATGATAAAGAAGGAGCTTGATATACTGGAAGTGGAATTTGCACCTAATAAGGCATTTAAGGATTGGGATGTGAAAATAAAATACAATGAGAATGGTGAGGTAATGGAAAGGACATTTGAAATAAAATCGGATGACAAGAGTATGGAAACAGGGAATATTTGTTTTGAGTATATGTGTAACTGAAAGCCAAGCTGAATATATGCCAGTAAAGCAGATTATATAGTTTACCAGATTGGATGAGAATATTATATGAAACCAAGAGCCGAGCTATTAATTAGATTATGATTTATAGAAAAGAGTGCGGTGAAAGGTTGAGATTGAGATAGGGCCAGGATGTACCTGGTAAATAAGGATAAGTTAGATGTTTTATTTAATAAAGTATAAAAGATGAAAATAAAAAATGATTTAGTTTTTATAAAGTGGGCCTATGATATGTATGATGATTTTATTGATGATATTAAAAAACTTATAGAATATAATTGATTGACCTGGGATTTGAGTAATATTATTTATGTGTTTAGTGGTGTTATTTGGAGCTACCACCCAATAGAAAACTATTTGTTTTTAAAATATTGAGAACAATTTGTTTTAGAATGTTTTAATATATGAAATGACCCAAGCAAAAAAAAGTAAAACCAGAAAACAAAATTTAATGGAAAAGTGTGATAATAAACGAAGTACCCTGGTGAAAAGGAGGGCGGGATGGAAATGTGAGGTGGATGGATGTACGAATGATAAATACTTAAACGCACACCACGTATTCACCAGAAATAATCGGAGCACAAGGTATGACCTGGATAATTGAATAGCTTTATGCCCATCCCATCATACGTTTAGTAATACGTTTAGTGCCCATAGGACACCGATGGAATTTGCAGAGCGGATAATCAAGAAAAGATGAAAGAAACGATATGATAATTTGAAACTGAAAGCTAATAAGATTTGGGATAAGGATTATGATAAGGTTGTTGAGTATTTAGATAATAAAGAAAAAGAAATAAATGAAAGTAAGAATAGTTAATATAATCGGTAGCTTATATGAGGGATGTTTTGCAATAAGGACACGAAAAGAGTATCAAGAAAAGCGGAATTTATATAGGAGATTAAAGATAAAATGATTAGATTTAGGGATAGTAGAATATACATAAGAGATAAAACGACTAATGCTGTTGAGTACTTTGACATAAAAAAAAGAAAAGTCAACCGAAACACTATGGACAAGAAATTAAGAAGGGATGGAAAGGCTTTTATGTATGCGGTTAATTTAAATAATAAAAAAAGTTAAGGAAAAATATAATTTGGGCTTGACTTTGAAACAAAAATGATTATACTGTCAATGTTGGTGAATGTATGTATATTTATTATTTAAACTAACTGCTATGACAAATTCAATTATTAGTGACAATGACAGGAAGGCGTATGAACGCAACATCAAGAATGCAAAGATGATTAAAAAGAAACTTGAAAAGAGTGGGATGCGACCAGAGTTGTTGAAGTCAATTAATTATATAATTGACAATTACAAGTTAGAGGATGAGGCCGAGCTTTGAATTTATGATTATTGCAACAGGGAGAAAATCCGCCATCCAAGTATGATGGGTTGTATAAGTAGGCCATTTAAAATTAAGAGTTTCAATGATTTGGAATTGTGAATTGTAAAGAAATGGATTGAGAATTGATGCGTTGATAGAATGTATAAGTATGGAACGTTTGATTATTCAATAAGTGTTAGCGGAAAGGAGAAAGCATTTTATAACGCTGAGTACAAAGGTTGTGGTAATTGACATTATTATTTAATGTTGGACCACGAAACAGCTATGTGGTATGAGGATGACTAAAATTTGTTTTATCTTTTAAAAAAACTGCTATGAGAAAAAAACCTATTACATTAAAGAGCTTTTTAACAAAGTATGTGTGAATGTTTGATAATGAGAGGGAATTGGTAATCGAATTATTGAAAGGAACTAAGTATTACGATAAAGAAGAGGAAGAGGAATTGAAAAAGTATGATAGCTTGGTAGCACGAAACATTGTAGAGATTAAAAAGGATTTGCTTTGATACTACTTGGTATCATTAAAGGAGTATGAATAGTGTTTTATCTTTTAAACTAACTGCTATGGATAGAAAATTTAAAACAACTTTTTTTAGCGACCTCACTATTGCCGATAAGTTTGGTGAGGCTGCCGTAAGGGACACCTATGAGAGGTGCTTTAAAGAATGGAAAAGCGATGTGAGGTATTTTACAGAGTTTGTTGTGGCTTTGAACCGAAAATTGTGTCAACATTATGAGGAAGGTGATATGAAATTGGCGAGGGTTTATGATGAATTGCGACAAACAGCGGATACCTGGGCACGTGATAACTATAAGTGAGAGGATGAAAAATACTATCGAAGGGAAACAGATTAATTTATTTATTAAAAACTGCTATGAGTTTTATGTGATTAAGTATTAATGATGTTGGAAAGTTTGAATGGGAAAAAATGATGAAGGAAAAAAGGGGTAAAATGGATACCAAGTGAAAGATGTAGAAGTTGGGTGATGTGAGAGTTTTTAAGTTTAGCAACAGGGGTTGGCAAAGAAAGCCTCCAAGCAATGTTTAGTAGATATAAAAAAAAACTCTCCAACCTTGATGATTGCCGAGAGCGATTATATAAGAGGTTTAAATAATACTTAAAAGTATAGGGGTTAGCACAACCTACCAGGGAAGACCTCACCCTATACTTGATATAGGGTATATACTTTTAAGTAGTAAAGTAAAGAGAAAATTATTTTATTACTTAAAAAATTAAAGAATGAAATTACAACCTACCAGAAAAGCACTAATAGTACGATGACTTTTGTTATTGTGAGTAATTATTGGTGTGGTTTTTATGTATTGATGAAAAGTTAGAAGTAATGTTGTTGAGAGAAGAGATGTTAGAAAAGAGCAAGAAAGATTAGATGGAATTTTAGATGAGATAAACCAGTTATATATTGAGAACGATGAGCTGCAAGAGATGTGGAATGCAACAGATAAGGAACAGATTGCTAAGAATGCGGAATACAACGAAATTAAAAATTGATACCACAACAGTGCGGAAAATAACAGGGGGGAGATTAAAAGATTGTGGGATGAATATTATAAAGATAAGGAAGAGGGTAAAGTAATGAGCAAGATTTGTGAATTGAGTAGTAGTAGCCCAATGTGCGGAGATTATGAGATGTTATTGAGGTTAAAAAGAATTGCGTGAGATAGATGAGTGGATTATAAGTTGTTATTAGGAATTATGTACGCAGAAAGCCATATTTGAGCTAATTTTAACATACATAATTGTTGAAGTACTAATAACTGGGCAGGATTGAAGGCCAGAAAGTATGATGATGGTACTATGAGTGAATGGTTTGATAAACAATATGAGAAATTGAATGATGAAAATTTGAATGGATGCCGATTATATAAGTTTGATAGTGTGGAAGAATTTTTTGAGAGTTTAGCTAATACAATTAGTTTAGGATATGCTAAGTGTAATGAGGATGTGTATTGTATTATGTGACCTTATGTAGGACACGAAAGCTGAGCTTGGGTTAGAAATGTTTATTTGTTTAAAGCATTATAGATGAGAAAAGACCAATATATAGAAATGTTAGAGAATAAGATAGATGTGCTGGAAAGCCAAAAAGTATCAATGAAAATGTTTTGGGTTGTGGCGTGAGTTATAATATGAATGATTATAGGTGGTGCGATATATTATAATGATAGTAAAAAGATAGCAGAGCAAACCGCAGAAGAGCAAGAGGAAGAGATGGATATAGCTTGTTTCTGATGTAGCACGTTAGTAAATGGGCACTGTACAGATGATACGAATTGGAGTAGATGGTGTTATAGTGGCTTTGAGTGAGAAAGGCCAGAGGATGAGTTTTAGTTCCTAATTAGATAAGATGATAGAAATATTATTGCAAGGAATACTTGCTTGTGTAATGATACCAGACTTTGATGAGTTTAGTATGTGTATAGATAATGTTGTTTTAGGATATAATATGAGTTTAGATGAAACTATGTGATATTATGAGTAGCTTAATAATTGATGATAGCTGAGATATATTGGCAAGTAATTTGTTAGAGAGCGACTTATGAGAAAGGTTAGTATATTGAGTTGCAAAATGAATAAAGCAGATAGCAGAAGATAGATGAGAAAGTATAGAACAAGTAATAGAAGATATTATTGAAGAACAAGAGGATGTTTTAGATGAATAATATATAGAGATGGAAAAACTAATAGAATTATTAAATGAGTATGCACCAGACTACTGTAAAAACTATCCAGATGATATAATAATGGATGAGATAGTAATATCAAAGAGGTTTGGTTTTATCAAATGGTTAGTAGATAATGATAAGATAGACCAAACAAATAAATTTTTTGTGAGTGTAAATGTTGAGTGAAAAGGGATGGGATACACAAAAGCATTTGAGGGTTATGAAAGTTTGCTTATGCTACTTGCTATACAAGATGAGCCAATAGAATTTTTAATTAGTATATTAAAGTAAAATGGAATGGTTTTGAATTTATAAAACAGAGAGTTGATATTACACATTTATGATATGTGCAGATGACTTATTTGACCTTACAAGAGAGTTAGATGACTATTTTTGAAAAGATATTAGCACTATTAAATTGATAATGCCTTATGATGAGGTAGATGTATCATTTTTAAATGCTTTATCCGAAAGCCCAAATGATGACAATTTAATTAAATATTTTTTGAGTAAGGTAAATGGTTTGAAGTAGTAAGTTTTAGTTTATAATATATATGAGATGACAGGCCTTGAAAAAAAACTTATAGAATGTCATTACACAGAAAGGCAAAGGAAAGTTATGGAATATTATAGAAGATATGAGAGAAATGTTTGACATCAACCTACCTATATACAAGCAAGTCAAGAATTATGAATAACAATGGCTTGAATATATAAAGCAATAAGAAAATTTGAGAAAGATGGTTTGCTTGAAAGGAATTGGAGATGAGATGTTAAATGGTTGTATGAGTTTTAGTTTATAATATATAGAGATGGAAAAACTAATAGAATTGTTAAATGAGTATGACAGCTGATGGGCTTATGATGATTATTATTGACTGTTTCAGTACTGACAAGACCGCGATGCCTATCGTTTATGTAAATACCAATTAGTTAGTAAAGAATATGGTTTTATTAAATGGTTAGTAGATAATGATAAGATAGACCACAAAATATACGGAGATATGAAATTTACAGCGATAAAACAGTGAGTATTAATTGATAAAAAGAGTGGTAGTACAGCACAAGAAACAAGAGAAATTATTGAAAATGGTTGTATAGATACTTTTATTGCACTTTTAGCTATACAAGATGAGCCAATAGAATTTTTAATTAGTATATTGAAATAATGTTGGAGTTAATTTGATGAATATATTTATTTATACACCATCCAATATTAATGCTTATATTATTATTGGTTGATATTATTTTAGATAATTAAACAGTTAAAATGGAAGAATTACCAAATAAACTTAGATGAAATTATTGCTTTTTTGATACAGGCCAATTACCAAAGGAGAATAAATTTGAATTTTGAGATAAAGTTAGATACCACTATGAATGAAGTAATTATGATGGTTGCGAATGAGTGGTGATAGAACAGAGTTACCATAGATGTATGCACGATTATGAAACAAAAGTTAATATAAAGTTGCAACAATGATGATATACAGATGTATGGATGTGGTGAAGTAACCTTGAAAAGTTACAAGGTTGAGAATAGTTTTAGTTTATAATATAACAGAATGAATGAATTTTTTGGTAGAAGTTTAACGGAGAAATTTATAGAAGAATATTGAGATAAGATAATAAAAGATACTTTGGAAGAATTAAAAAGAGAAAATAGAAAACTTAAAATAAAATTAAAAGAAAACCAAAGAACATTAGAACATAGGGATAGTGTTTTGAGTATTATGTATGATTTGGTAAGAACTACAATAACAGCAGATGAAGATATTATTAAAATGATAGAGGCTGTGATTGATGTAGAATGCTGATTAGATATATCAAAAGAACAAAAAAAACTTGTAAAAGCATTTTATAATAGGGAATTTTAGTTTATAATATATATGAGATGTCAATAACTGATTGTAAAAAAGTAATGAGAGAGTACCTATATGAAATACATTGACTAAAAGAAAAGATAAAGGATTTGGAGAACGCCATAAAAGTGAAAGATGAGTACATAGAGAAACTAAAAAAGGAGAACGAAGAGCTGCAAGAGTATAAATGGATGTATGAAGATTTATGATAGTTAATGAAACTTAATTTTTTTTGAGTTTGGGCAGTTGCTGTTTTATATTTTAACAAAAAGATAAATGGAAAAATGTGGTAGATGCGGAGGAGAATTAAATTGTATATCGTGAAATGCGAAGTATTGTAGTAAATGTAGAGGTGAAGTGGATAAAGAATTAAGGGAGAAAAGGAAAAAAGAGATGTGTGCAATGAGAACGAATTGAATACTGGAAGTATTTAGCGAATGAAAGATTAATATGAGCAGCCTTTGTGATTACTTGTGACTATCCCACAACGGATTGTATAACAAGTTGAACCAATGATTAGATTTAACAATGGAACAGAAAAAGAAAGCGAGTGAATGGTTTGATGGGAAAATAAGGCTGATGATTAGGTGTAAGGTAAAATTAGACAAAGATTTAGGGAAGAGCAGGTAATACCTGCTTTTTAAAATACTTGATAAAAGGGACAATAAAAATATATAAAAGCTAATTTTATATATTAAACGGATTGGAAATGGATTGGTTAGTTTTTGGTTTAGTTTTAGTTGGTTGAGCTTGTATTGTTTGAGCAATAGATAAAGCGAAAAACAGTATAGATGAAAAGATTAATAAGAAATTTGAGTATTTAGAGGAAAGCATTGATAAGAGATTTGATGATTTATTGGATTGTGTAAATGGTAATGATGTGGATATAATCCATAGATTAAGCGATTTATACACGTATTTGAAAAAAGATATTAGCGAAATACAAGGTAAGAAGAGTGAAAAGAAAGCAAAAAAATCTCCATTGAAATAAGATATAAAGTAATTAATAAGTAATTAAACCCATACAAGAAGTAAATAAACATTTGCCGACAGTTTTACTATCGGTTTTTTTTGTAAATCGCAAAATTTATTTAATAAAACAAATACAATGCCAAATAAAGATTGAGTAGGAAGGCCAGAGAGTATTACACCAGAGGTAGTTAATAAATTAAAAGAGATACTCAAAAATGATTGAACAGTAGAGGAGGCCTGTTTATATGCAGGAATAAGTAAGGTTACTTATTATGCTAAGCTAAAAAGAGATGAGAAATTTTTGAACGAAATGAACCAAGCTAAGCTATATCCCTATATTACAGCCAAAAAAACACTTATTAAAAGTATGGAAAGTGAGAATGAGGCAGTAGCACAAAAAGGAGCAATAGAATTTTTGAAGAGAAGAGATAAGAGATACGCAGATAAAGTGGAGAATACTGTTGATATGGATGTAGATATGAATGGAGAAGTTGAAGTGAAATTAGAGGATAAGACAATGTTGGAGTTAGAATGAATGAGGAAGGAGCTTTTAAATTGAAAATAAAAAAAAGATGCAAAAGTGGAAAAACTGACCTGAGATTATTATATCCGAAAGCCATAGGTACAAGATATGATTAGATTTGATATGTGAGTTTTTACACCAATTACCAGATGATGCCTTCACAAGGATGGATAAGCCTAATATGACAGTAAAGGATTATGGCTTGGAGCAATTCCAACGATGGATAGGGAGGAAATTAGATGAGAAAGAAAGATACGACAATTTATAATTGTGGTTGTGTCTTTTTTTTTGTAAGGAGTGGGTTTTTGATTATAATGTAGTTAGTTTAATAATAATTAATTAATTATGAGCAAAACATTAAGTGATTTAAGGAATAAATGCTATAATATTTTGAGAGAGGAAGAGAATAGCAGTGCCTATCCTTATACATTGGTAGATGACTTGGTAAACACAGCACAGCAAAAGATTTGCAGCTGATTGGTTATAAATCCATTAAACGGAATGGAGGTACACAAAGGACAGCTACCATTTTTAAATAAAGAGGTATTTTATGAAAGCTATGCAGTGAAATATGTGAGCCAGGATGCAGAAGTGTGAGCAACCGAAATTTATGCAGATACGTTTGGATACCCAGCAGATGGATATTTATATATTGGGTGAGATATTATTAAATACGGATGAAAGTTGGACACTCATTTTACTGGATGTGAAGGAGTTACAAAGAAAATAAAGGGATGAGAGCAGATTAGTTATGTTTATGAGGTGCCAAGTGATTTTATGTGCCCTGTAAACGTTGTATTCAATGATAAAGTGCAATTATTCAATAAAGATTACGATGATGTTTTTGAATGATTAAGAGATTTTAAAGGAAGGCCAGATTATAGATACGAAAGATTTAGAGGATTTGGTAAACCATTTTATACGATTAAAGATGATACATATTTAATACTGTACAATATAAACGTAGGCGGATTGAGTATTAGATTGAGATATGAAAAAATCCCAACGCCTATGGTTGATGCAAATGATGTTTGTGCAATACCAAACGATTTGTACGCAATGAGCGTTATACCTTATTTGGCAGTATGAGAAACAATGTACAACAGATGAGAAGAGCAAAGAGGAGCAGAAGTTATTAATTTCGGAATGTGACAATTAAGAGAAATGTACCAATATTATAACAGGACAGGAGTTGAAAGGATGACAAGTAAAAACTACTGAATGGCAAAGAGTAAATTAAATATTTAATTTGAATGATATAAATGAGCTATCAAACAAGTAAACGGCAGAGTTTAGGAGATGGTACGGACAGCGGTGTATTTAGTTTATGATACATAGACAATACACCAAGTTTGTATTTACCAAGTTGAGCAAGTCCATATTTAAGAAATGCGAGATTAGATTGAAATACTGTAAGCATTAGACCAGGACATAGTTTATATAAAACATTAAATAGTGTAGCACATTGAATTGCAGGTTATTATATGGAGGACAGGAATTATGATACAATAGCCATAAGAGCGAACATAGATACAACAAAGAAAATCGGATTATATGATAAAGATGGAACATTAACAGCTATTGATACAAGCACCCATATTACAACGGATGACAGAATGAATTTTACAAACGTTGCAGAAAAGTTGTTTTGTATGAATGGTGTGGATACAATATGAGTAATAGATAGCGGTGCATATAGCGTATTAAGTGATGTACCTGCTAATTTTGCACCAAGATTTAGTGTAATATTTAACGGATGCCAATGGGCAAGTGGATGGAGCAGCAACCCAAACGTAGTATATAAGAGCAAAGGATGAATATTTGATGATGATGGAAACGCACAAGTTTGAGATTTTAGTGACTTTACAAGTACAGGAAGTGATACGATAGAGTTTCAAGAGGTTATAACTGGGTTATGTGCTAATAGCCAGGCTTTATTCTATTTTAGTAGGAACAAGGTTGCTGTTACTGGACAGCAAGATGTTGAAACAATCCAGATTACAAACGGATGAAGTAGAGTTGCATATACAAACACTGTATTAACAGCAAAAGAATGAGCGGTAAACCACGAATGAATAGTATGAGTTGGAAACGATGTATATTATGTAACGCCAACGAATAAGATTTGTAAGGTTTACAGATGAAATAATGTTTATGGATACGAAGTACAAGAAATAAGCAGCAGAAAATATAGCTGAATTGATGGAATAATGAAAACATTAGCAAAAGACCAGAGCGATTGTTGGTGATATTATTTAGCAGAAGAGAACCTGATTAAATGGTTTTTCAAGAGCGAATGAAGTGTTTTGCACGATGTAGTAATAGTGTATGATGTGGAAAAAGATAAGTTTTTGATTGATGACAGCCAGTTTTTCAATGGATGAATTAATTTTAACTGAATGAATTACACCACAAGTGAAGTAGAGGCAAAATTATATTATGATGAATATGGATTAGATGATGAGGATGCACCAATACCATTTGAATATCGGACAAAAGACTTTTATGTAAGCGACCCAAGTTTTAAAAAGATATTCTGGGAGAGTAGATTGACTTGTGATATAAATACGTTAGCGAATTTAAAACAGGAAATCCGAGTGGATTGAAGTAAAGTGGATGAGAAAGTGATTGATAGTGCGTACTTAGCTAAAATATTTGGATGAATTGGAACTTATTATGTTTGATGAGCGGTAGTTGGTACAGAAATTGAGGCGGATAGCTTTGAGGATGAGGTAGAAACCTATAAAGAGATAAACGTAATAAGGACAAAAGGTAATTTGAACGTTAGAGGTAAGAGCATCCAATTTAGATACACAAATATGGGAGTATGAGCTAAGGTTAGATTGAAATATTTGAGCTTAAAGAGCGAAGTACTACCAGAATTAACAAACAATATTTAATTTTTAATGATATAAAATGGTTAGAATTACTAAAAAGAAAGAAATTGAAAGCGTAAGGGCTGAGAATGAGGTAAATGTAGAAAATAAGTACGAAAATGTGGAACGCAATAAAGAGGATGGAGAAAAATTAGGTAAGGGAATTGATATGGTGCACGAATTAATGATGAATAATATGCAGAATGAGGGGAGAAAGTTACTTACTGAGGAAGAGGTTATAGTTATTTTAAATACTTTGTTTAAATAAAGATGGTTTTTGAAACTTGATATAAACAAACATTAGCCGCAAAACTTAATCCAGGTGATACAAGTATGTTGGTAGATGTTGCACCAACAATTACCACTTGAAGAGTTTATCTAAAAAGCGGTAGCCAGGAGGAATGGATAGGTTTTAGCTGAGTTAGTGGTACAACATTAACAGGTTTAACAAGACAGCTAAGTAAAACTACTAATCCTGCTACAAGTCAAGGAAGTGGATTTACCTGGATTGCAGGTACACCTGTAAGGATAGTAGCAATGCACGACCAGATTGCAGATTTGCAAGACTTATACAACGCAAATAATACGTTTAATGGTGATAATACCTTTACAGGTACAACAACATTAACAGGGGATTTTGATGTTGAATGAGATTTGACCGTTAAAAGTACAGGTACTTTGGTAATAAATTGACAAAGTATTCCATATCCTATTGTGGCTGACACGACAGAAAGGGATGCTTTATATACGGCACCAACAGGATGAGAGGCAGCATATGTACAGAGCGAAAATGCTTTGCAGATATACAATGGATGAAGTAGTCAATGGGAAAGTTTGGATGTAGGAACACCAACACCACAAGCAAGTACAAGTGGTTATGGTACAACGATTTTGGCAACTAATAGTGATGCTGAAAGTAGTACAGGAGTTGGAGTAATCCAAGCTAACCAATGACCTGTAATGTATTGAAATATGGTATTTAAAGCAGTTAGCGGAGATATAACAATAGATTGAAATGAATTGTGTTATGGTACGGCACCAAGTAATAACTTTACTATAAGTGCAGGAGTTAATTTAAGGCCAGGAGCAGAATACGTAGTAAGGGTTAGTATGCAGAGTACAGTTTATACAGTAACTTTGGGTACTGGTGTAAGTAATCCATTTGGAGATACATTGATATTTAAAGCAAATAAAGATACGACAATGGTATTTTTTGCAACGAGTACAAGTACATTGGAATTGTGGACAATTAGAACGGCTTTATAATTAAAAAAGTGTTATGAAGAAATTAATGTTATACCAAGATAGATGAGTGTTTGGGACTTGAAATGATTGAGATTGTATAGTTGAAAATGATGAAGAATGGGATGTTGGTAGGATGTATGAGTTTAAGAATTTGACTATATGTAGTGGTGCGACATTAAGATTTTGTGGTAATTGAGTTGCAACGATAAAAGTACAAGAGTGCTTTAAAAATGATTGAGTTATGGATATGAGGAGGTGATATATACCGGCTTGATGTTTTTGTGATATAATAACTTGATGCGAAATAAGAAATGTAGAATGGTGTAAATGTGAAGATTGGATGTGAAAATGATGATTGTGATGAGATAGCCATTGTTGATGTAATTGATGTGTTTGATGTGATGCTAATTTGTGATGATGAGGCTGATGAAATTGATGAAATAGTGAAGATTGAAGGGCTTGATGAAGTTGATGTCCAGCAGATTGAAATAATTGATGAGATTGATGAGGATGATGAAATGCTAATGATACTAATGATTGATGAGGATGATGATGAGGTGGTTGATGATATTTAGATTGAAATTGAGGTAATTGAGGAAGGTGATGAAATTCTGATTGTAATAGATGAGGATTTTGATGAAATTGAGGTAATTGAGGAAGATGTGGTAATTGAGGGAAATGAGGGCAGTGAGGTAGTTGAAAGTGTTGATGAGATTGATGAAGATGATGAGATTGAATATGTTGATGAGATTGATGAGGGTGATGATGGTGATGGGATGATGGACAGTATTGATGAAAGTGATGAAGATGATGAGATTGAATAGTAAAGTGAGGTACTTGATGATGTTGATGAGATAGGAAGGTTTGATGAGATGGTTGAGATGCGTTATATTGACAATATGCGTTATTTATAACAGCAAGAAAATTTGATAATAATATAATATGTAGTAAATGATGAGATTGAGGAGATTGAGGTAAATGATGATGAAATTATTGAAGATGATGTTGTGGTGGTAAAGGATGAAATGGAAGTAATTGATGAGATATAATATTATTATATAATTGTATTATTAATGAGTGATGTATAGATAATAGTTGAGGATGTGGATGAAATTGAGGAGAATGAGGTGCCTGAGTTGATGCTTGTTGATGATGCTGATGAACTTGATGAAATTGATATTATGGATGAAATTGAGGACAATGAGGAGGTAATAATACAACGGCATATTGCTCTGGAAGATGATGAAATTGATGATGCGGATATTATTGATGATGTTGAGGTAATAGTTGAAGAGGACAAGGTTGAAATGGATGAGATTGATATTATTGATGATGTTGAGGTTGTTGAAGAAATTTTGGTACGACCACGGATTGATGTCCAGGAGAAAGTTGATGTACTCGATGTATAAAAGTATGTGTTAAAGAATGTAGAAGTTGTTAATTTATATTATTAAAAATACTCCTATGCAGAAAGAAAAAAAAGATGGATTGGCAATGGATAATAAAAAATTGGTGATAAGGATTGATGGTGGATTGGGTAGAGTAATAGCAATGAGCTGAGCTATTACAGAAGTAGCAAAGAAAAGACCAGTAAAGGTTATAACAAGCCGACCATTGGTGTTTTGGGGGAATACTTACATTGAAAGTGTGCACGGATTAGAGGATAGGGATTTGTTTAGAAGTGTGATTAGATGAAATGATTATATGGAATTAGAGCCATATACGGACCCAAGGTTTTTCAATGATGCGGTGAATTGGTTAGAGATTGCAAGAGAGAAGTTAGGGTTAGAGAAAATTGCAGAGCCAAAATTGTTTTTGGCAGAGCACGAAAAGGGTAGAAACTTTTTAAATGGAAGTAAGGTGCTATTGTACCAACCATTTGGAAGTACAGGTTGAGAAAGTGATAAGAGTTATAGAAGTTTGTATATTAAGGATGCACAATATATAGCCGATGGATTAAGAAAGAAAGGTTATACATTGTACTTAATAGAAAGAGAGGACCAACCAAGGTTGGCAGGATGTGAGCCAATAACAACAAAAGATATGAGATGGGTTGTTAGCTTGGCGGATAGATATGAAGTGTTAGGTTGCGATAGTTGTATGCACCACGCAAGTAAAGCGTTTGGTAAGAGGGCAACAGTGATTTGGGCAGGTACAGACCAGGAAAGATATGGATATGAAAGCCATAGGAATTTAAGAGAGTTCCCAATGGTGGCACATACTCCAATGCGTTTACCAATGAATGACTTTAACTTTGATATAAGCAACCAACATACAAACCAATTTAGTAAAGAGTTTTTAGATAAAGTAATTGATTTATATAATTAAAATATAGATAAATGGCAAGTTATAAAGAGTTTAGTGATGCAGCAAAGAAAAAATGAATGGACCAGAGCCAGATTGATGCAGCACGATGAAAGATTGTAAATAGGGGTAGCACCACGACTAATACAAGTACTAATAATACAAATAGCGGTGGTAGTGACATTTATTGAGATGTTGGTAAAAAAGGAACGGCAGGGCAAAATAAGAGCGAATGAATAGCTACCAGTGGGTGATTAAGTTATAAACCAACAACCCAACAAGATTTGTGAGATTTGGCACAATTTGGGGCTGATGCTTATACTATGGAATGAAATAAAAGCGGAAGTTTAGCTAAAAGAAACGATATAATTGCCAATAATTTATATTTAAGTGGTGAAGGCGTAGAGGATTATTTAAACCAATACGACAGTTTTAAGAATGCAAGTGATGCTGATAAAAAGAATACAATTAGAGCTATTAATGAAAGATTGTGAATTATAAAAGCGAATAATTGAGATAATAATGATGGATTAGATAAAAAATGAGATGAAGGTGATAATTTATGAGATAATTGAATATTAGGAGATAGAGGTTACACGGATACGACACCTTGATTTTATAGAGATGCAGAAGGAAATGAGATAAAAATATATGGATACCAAGCATTAAGTGACGACCAAAAGAAATATGTGGACCAGATGAGCGATGCTGAAAAGAAAAAGATTAGTAATATGGGAGCCAATGCTTTGCAGGATTATATAAAAACTTATGCAGATAGTAATTATGAGAAAGATTACAGAGAAAAGATGTATGGATTAGCCCAAGATATGAGAGGGATACAAACCCAACAGGAGGCCATCCAATATGGACAACAATTAAGACAAGCACAAGAGCAAGTAGATAACCTAATGCAGAATTGGGAATACTTATGAAATATGGGGATGCCTGGATTAAGTAAGACTAAATTACAGGCTATAAGTGATAGTATTAAAGAGGCTAATACATCTTTGGATGAGATGGTTAAATTGCAGAATTTAGCAAAAGAGGCAAGTGCAAAGAATTGGGAGATAGATGTGGCCCAATATGAGAAACAGATTAGTGATATAGTAAGAGATTTGAATTATAAGATACCACAAGAAATCCAGAATGCTTTGAATAAATATACAGTTGCAGAATTGGAAGGAAACTTAGATACAATCGATTGAGTAGTAGCCTTCAAAAAGAGTTTGTTGGATGACTTGGATAATAATATTAGTGGTATGACAAGTGCAAGTTTACAGCAGATGCAATATATAACAGATAGCTATATGCAAATGGCGGATAAGGCTTATGAAGAGGCAAAATTGTATAAAGATAATATGAATAAGGTAAATACAGAAATGAGTAGTGTAAAAGGTTATTATGTAGATGGTAATGGAAATCCGATATTGGATAGTGATGGTTTACCAATCAAAATTCCTCAAAGTTCGCCAATGGACCCAGTGTTTGATAAAGAAAGCGGAAGGCTAATACAATTCTATTATAACGATGATGGAAGTATCGGAGCAACATATACGCAAGTATATGATGGGGACCAAAGCAACTTACAAGCAACAGTAATTAGTATGTTAGAGGATGGTAGATATAGTGCACAAGATATAGCAAAATTCACAGGTATGGACTTGGATAAAGTAATAGAAATGCAAGGTAAAGTAAATGTAATAAACAGACCAGATGGAATGCCAAAGGTTTACAGTTGAAAAAATTATACATCGGTGGATGCTAATACAGTACAAAATGTAATGAATGATTTTATAGCCAACCATAAAGTATGAAGTAATGGTGGAAGTTGTGGACATTTAGCAAATGATTATTTGGAGGCTTTGTGAATTGGTAGATTATACGGAGATTATTTATATGGACACGATAGCAGCGATAAAACAGCTAATATGAATAGCGATGTACCAGTAGTTTGAGGAGTTGTTGTTATGGATAGCCCTAATTGCCCAGATAATGGACACGTTGCTATTGTAACCGCAATAGACCCTGAAAAAAGGACAATAGATGTATTAGAAAGTAATTGGAAGGGTGACAATCAAGTACATACAAATACTTATAGTTTAGATAGCGGAAATATTTATGGATTTTTTGACCCAAGCAAGAGCATAGATGATTATAACAGAGAAGGTAGTAGTGAAGGAAACTGAGGATGAGCAGGTTATAAAGCTGTTGCTAATCTAAAAAATAGTAAAGACAATAAGAGTACAGAAAACGAAACCCAAGCATTTGCATCAAGGGCTTGGAGTTCTAATGATGATATGGTAGCAATAGAAAATAGTAGTTACAGAAATAGATGGAATTGGGGAACGAGAGAATGGTTAAAGAGTTCGGATAGAAAGAAATATGAGGCTTTACAAAATGAATTTGTAAATGCTGTACTAAGGTGGGAGAGTTGAGCCGCTATTGGAGAAACAGAGTTTAGTGCTGATAGAAAATGAGCAATGGAAAGGTACTTCCCAGTAAAATGAGATAGTGAGGAAGTTATAAAAATGAAACAAGAATTAAGAGATAATTATATAGCTAATATGATGAAGAGTGCTTGAAGAACAGAGAATGGGGATAGTTGGTTCGATGTTTACCAAGAAAATAGAATTGTTAGCGGATGAAACGGGAACAATAACAGCAACAACAATAATTGATGAGGTAACACGGTTTCGGACCCATACGATAGAGGTTAATTTAAATATAAACATATTTTAAATTATTAATAATAATGAAAGATGGATATGCCATTGATTGGATGAGATAAAATTAGGAGCTTAATTAAAAACGCTACAAAAGACAGTAGTACTTGAAGTAATGAAAGTTTGACAAAAACTAATACAAGGGATGCAAATAATACCATTAAAAACAACGACCAGTTGGAAATGGATAAAAAAAATAAAATTATTGTTGATAATTTAAAGAAAAGCGGTTGAATTGTGAACAAAACCCAGTGAATAATTGGCGACCTAAAAAAATCTGAGCCAAAGAATATGTGAGGTGGTATAAATACCAACTTGCAGCAAAAACCGATTGATACTGAAATTACAAAGACCAGATGACTTGCAACAAACACTAATATTGAAACACCTATCCCTAACCAATGAAGGTTTGATATAACGATGAGTGAAGAGGAGAAAAACAAGGGTAGATTGTGAAACGAATATATGGGTGCGGAGTATTATACAAAAAACAGTGAAGAGATGTGAAAGGCCGTTAATGATTTGTATAAGGTTGTTAATAATGTGTTAAGTTATTGACAAGATGTTAATATATGAAAGATTAGGGAAAAATTCCCAGAGTTTTGATGAATAGGTGATGATGTGTTAAATAGTATGATTACAGATGTAAAAAATATGGTAAATGATTGAAATGATAATCTAAAAGAATTAGTAGATGTTTACCCTGAATTGTGATATGTAAGTAATATTGATTTGTGATATAATGGAAGGGTTGAGTTAATTAACTGAATGTTAAACGATGATGATGGAATATTAGATTGGGTATTGGATAAATTAGGAGTTGGATGATTAGTGGAGAGGAAAACAGGTAAAACGATAAAAGAGAATTTGGCTAATTGGGCCAATAGTTCTCACGAAAAGAAAAAGGCGGCGTTAATGGATAATGAATTAGAGGATGCCTTTATAAAAGATTTGCAAGAAAGATATAAACAATATACTAATGAAAAATGAGAGTGGTTGCCTAACGCAACAGATGAGATAAAAAAACAATATAAGAAAGAGTGGGATAAGTATGAATACAAATGAGCATTTAGAGCTATTGGTAACTTTTTTAAATGATTACCAAGTTACCTTGAATTATGATATAATATGGTAAACCACTTGCCAGAAATGGTAAAGGCCTTATGACAGTTATGATTATGACTTACAGTAAAGTGATGAGAAAAGTTAGATGATATAACAAGATTGAACTGATTAGATAAACGAGCCCAGGCAAGATGATATGAAAACTGGGATGAGATGAAAGAAATTGCCTATGAGAATATGGGAGAAAAGTGATGATGGTTTAATGAGTTTGTTATAGGTAGTGATTTGGTAACCGACAAAATGTTGGATTATTTTGATGATACCTATGGATGAATGTTAAAATGAGATATGACAAAGGTTTCGCAAAGCATACAGGAAAGAGGTGAGGATGTTTTGAGTGATGCTATGATGGTATTGGATGCTTTAAATGGAGTTGGTAAAGCCACAGGGTTAATTTCACCAGAAACTTCCAGTAAATTAAGGCAAGTAACTAATTTGATGGACCCTGCTAATTTGGGTGTTGATATAGTTACTGGATGAACAAAAGCCTTGGCAAAAGCAGAGGCAAGAGCAATAACAAAGACTTTGGGAAAGTGAATGAAGGCAATAAGTGGTGGTAAAGATGTATTAGAAAAGAGCTTTATTGGTAGGTGAGCTGAGATGGTAATAAACCAACTTACCAATTTAACAAAGGAGGAAAGAGATTTTATAAAAAATAATTATGATATTGTAGAGGAATATTTGAGAGGTAATAGAAATGCCGAGGATATTGCGGAATTGATAAGGACAAGGATGGATGACTTGTTGGAAGACAAGAGATGAGTTTGAGATTTCTATGATTTCATAAAAAATAATGATAAGGCTATTGTAAAGACAGCGTGAGCAATAGATTGAATAAAAAAGATGTTAGATAATATGTGAATAAAGGTTTGAAGTGATTGATTATTAAAATTTGGAGATTTGAGTTATACACCTGCACAACAAAGGCAGTTACAACAGGTTTATAGTTATATAAGGGCTTTGGAGAATTTATGAGATAACGCAACGGCAAAGGATGTACGAAGAGCAAGACAATTAATTGATAGTTTAGCCGATTGGGAGTGACATAGTAGAAGAGGGTTGGATGCAGAAGTAACCAACAGTATTAGAGATATGAGGTGAAAGATAGATGATGCGTTGAAGGAACAAGTGGAATGATTTAGAGAGGCTGATAGTGGATATAGAGAATTAAGTAATTTAGTAAAAGAATTAAGAAAGGATTGGTTTGATAAAGAGGGTAATTTGAAAGACGCATCTTTGAGCAAGATTAGAAATTTAACAAGGGCAGGTAATGAGGCAAAATTAGAAAGATTAGAAAAGCACTTCCCAGGTATTACAGAAAGTTTGAAAGGTTTAGCAGTTGCCCAGAGTGTAGAAAAGGCTTGAAAGGCAATGGTTGGACAATATGCAAAGCAAGTAATGACAGTTTGAGGAATATTTGGATTAATAAGTGGAGATTTGAGCTTAGCAACGGCTTTGTTATGAATGGCGATACTTACACCAAAGAATTTGGTGAAAATTTTAAAGATGCAAAACAATTTTGAGAATGTATGGAAGAGAATAGCAAATAAGTTAGATAACGGTGAGGTATTAAGTGTAAGGGATAACAGTAGATTAAAGAAATGGTTGAGGAGAAATGAAGTAGGAATAAGGAATAACGTAGAAGAGGCAATGAAAAGTAAGGATTGGGAACAGATTGATATGGATAGAGTGAATTTAGAATACGATAAAGCACAAAGTAAGGCTTATTTAGGAGGTAAAAGTACAGAAAAGAAATTAACAAAGGAGGAAAGAGCAAGTTTATTAAAGAAATATGCTAAATGAAGTGAAAATAATGGATTTGTGATGAAAGTTGTTGAGGATATGGGAGAAGGAACGCATTGAATGGCTGATTTGGATAGAAAATTAGTTAAATTAGAGGAGAATTTTGGTGATACAACAGCACAACACGAGTTTTTTCACGAATTATTTAGCATAATTGATGAGGATACAAAGAAATACGTAATAAATGAGGTTAAAAACTACTTGGATTTAACTGATGATGTGGCTGCTGAGGAACGATTAGCAGAAAGTTTTGGTATATATGCAAGAAGGAAAGAAATAAAACTATGAAATATTAGATTGAAAGGAAATAGATTACAAAGGTTCCAGAGTAGGTTGAGGGATTTATTCCAGAGGGCTTATGAATGGATACAAGATTATAGTATGGATAGAAAAACAATTAATAAATTGTTTAATGAAGTATATGGAGCCGTAGATGGTAAAGTTTTAGATGAAACTTGAAAATTTAATTTAGCAGAAAAATTAGGTATTAATGAGAAAAACAGCAAACTATGAGGATTGGAGTGAGAATGATTAAGATATAAAAAGACTTGAAATTTAGGAAAAAATGATTATACTACAACTAATTGACAAGAGGATAGACTTCTGTTATGAGGCTTGTCAACAACAGAGTGAGGGATGAAACAAGCCACTCACGCAGAGGGGGGACGTGGTAACAGAGGGCCACAAAAAGCCCACCTCGAAAGGGTTAGTAGTAGCGATACTGCTAATTTTTTTGAACATACGGATAATAAGTGAAGGTGATATATAGAATATAATAATGGATGATGAAAAGTAGAGAAATTATATAAACAACACGAATTATTCGATGGGTATAGTGAGAAATTGAATAAATGATTAAGCAAATATAAAGAAAACTTGGTAAAGATTAATGATGAGTTGGCAAAAAATAGTAGCAAAAAAACAAGTGCAGTTATAGGTAAGACCTGACATTGAAAAGATATTATGATAAGTAAGGAAGGATTGAGCCACATATATAAACATTGAAACTTGGATTTTAACACATTGATAAATGCTATAAATGACCCAACTAATCAAAAGCAGGAGGTTATGGGAGGAAGGTACAGATTGGAAGTAAGATTAGATGATGGTGATACATTGGTAGTAGGATTGCAGCCAAAAGAAAGAGTTAAAGGAGGTAAAGTAAAGGATGTAAATAGCAGAGTAGATGCTGATTTATATACTGTTACAAGTGTAACAAAAGGTAAACCAAGATGAGCAGAAAGTTTGGAGGTTAGATTAAAAAGAGATGCAAAAGGAAGAGAACTAAGTAAATGACAGCAAGAATACTTCAAAGATAGTAAAGTTAGAGATGTTAATGGAGGGCTTTTAAGAATGTTCCATTGAACACCTAACAAATGAATTAATGTGTTTGATAAAAGTAAGATTTGAACATCAACAGATAGCTGAGTATGGGGAAGGTGATTTTACTTTACGCCAGATGAAAACTATGCTAAGACATACACAAAGAGAAATGGAAACATATGAGAATTAAAAGAGGCTTATATAGATATTAAGAAACCATTTGAAATAGACCTTAATGATAAAGCAACCATCGATAAATTTAATGAGAGCTATATGAAATACAGCCCTAATTTAGAGGATGTATGGAAAAAATGATTACAAAAGAAATACGGTGAGCTAATCGACCAATGATACGAAAAGTGAACACAAGCCCTTAAAGATGCTTGATATGATGGTGTTATTGTTAAAAGGTGATGAGAGATTAAAGAGGTTGTTGCTTTTGAGCCTAACCAGATTAAAAACATCGATAATTTAAACCCTTCAATAAGTGATGATATTAGGTACAAAAAGACTTGAAAGGGTGAAGGAGTTAATTATAATTCTACTAATTTATATGGTAAAATAGACCAAAATGGATTGACTAAAAAAGAAGGAGGAAGTTTTGGAAAACTCTGAGCAAAAGGTTTGAGCCAATGAAACTGATTGGACAGATGAGCAAATAAAGGAGTATTGCAAGAAACATCCTTGACAAAGCTATGAGCAGGTAAAGGCTGAGATGGAACGAGCCAAAAACTTGTAAATGTAAAAGATTGAAGTGAAATGGTAAAAATTTCACAGAATTTGCAGAATAAGCAAGAAAGATGAGCATTTATGGATGTACATAGTGCTGAGGAATATAATACATATAAGAATTTCACAAATAAGAATAAATCCGCAACAATAAGTGTTAAACCAGATTGAGATATTATTAATTTTGTATCCACAGAAAAAGGAGCAGGAAAAGATTTGATGCTAAGAGCTATCGAAGAGGGAGGAAACAAGATGGATAATTACTGAGTTTGACTAACAAGCTACTATGAAAATTTCTGATTTGAACCAGTTGCAAGGGTAAAGTTTAATAAAGAATATGCACCAAATAATTGGAATTTCGTAAGGGATTGAGAACCTGATATTTTCGTGATGAAACATAATTGAGATAGCGTAGATGTAGTAAGAGAGAAATATGGTACGTATAAACATAAAACACCTGAGGAATTAGATAAATTACCTGTAATGGAATATGATGATGCTTTGAAATATAGGGATGAATTACAGGCAAAAGAAGGTAAATGATTAAGATATAAAAAGGCTTACCACGGTAGCCCTGCTGATTTTGATAAATTTGACAGCAGCCATATGAGTGAGTGAGAAGGACACCAAGCACACGGATGGTGACATTATATAGCAGTAGATGAAAAAACAGGTAGGCATTATGCCGATATGAAAGGAGAGTGGCAATACAAATACGATTGAAAAGATATAGATTGGCATAATGGGTTTACTGATGATAAACAATACGCTATTAATTCTGTATTAAATGAATTACAAAAGAGAAGTGATAATGGAGTAGAATTTGATGCTAAAAAGGTAATAGAGGATAAAAGAAGAGCTTGGAATGACAGAATAAGATGATTAGAGGAGAGTAAAGCAGAGGAATTAGCAGAATGAATAGCTAATGATTGATATTATGATAACCAGATTAAGAAATATAAATGATGGTTAAAATGATTGGATGAGATAGATGTTGATAAGATTGAACAAAAACATTGAAGGAATTTGTATGAAGTAGAAATCCCAGACCCTGTTAAAAAGGATACACCAACAGGAAGTAATTATTTGGAAGAAGATGGTAAAATAACATACCAACAGATTGAAAAATTGGCTGAATGATTAGTGGATTATGATGAAAGAGGTAACTGGTGAAAAGATGCATTTTTGACTAATATAGTTTATGATTTAGATAATGCGGGTTGAAGTTGGGATGATAAATTAAATAAGTATGTAGTTAAATGAGATATGAAGTGAAAAAAATTATATGGACATTTAGTAGATTATTTTGGAGGTATAGAAAAATGAGAAAAACAAGCATCTAAGTTTTTGGAAAGTATGTGATATGATGGTATCCACTACTTTGGATGAAAAGATTGAGAGGCTTATGTAATATTTAATGATGATGCACCACAGATACAAAACCATATAAGATATAAGAAAGACCAAACAAAAACACCTGAATTTAAGAAATGGTTTGAATGAAGTAAAGTAGTTAAAGGAGATTGAAGGCCACAAATAGTTTATCATTGAACCACTGCGGACTTTAATGTATTTAATAAGATATGATGAGCTTGAATATATGGAGATGGGTATTACTTTACAGACAAAATTTGAACAGCTAAAAATTATGGTGCTGATGGTGGTAAAGTAATGAAGGTTTATTTGGATATAAAAAATCCGTATGAGGCCACAATGAAGGACCAGTATGGATTGAATGTTAAGAAACTAAAAGAGCAGGGATATGATGGTGTAAAAGCTAAATTATGAAATGAAACATATTGGGTAGCGTTTGATAGTAACCAAATAAAGAGTGCAACAGATAATGTTTGAACTTTTGACAAAAGCAACCCAGATATAAGATATAAAAAAAACTATAATTGGGATAGAGAGGATATGAAAAAAGAGTTAGTTAAAAGAGCTAATGAAGGATTTTACGACAATTTGAAAAAAGAATACGATGGATTTTTGGATGATGTAACAAAGAATAGCTGAGGATATCCTGTAAAAGCACCTTTAAAATATGGAAGTAACTGAGTAGATTTTAGTGAGAAAGGTAAGAAAGGTAACAGAATTTTGGATAAATGAATGAAAAAAGAAGGATGATTGAATGATGTAAATGATATAGTAAGGTGAACGATTAGAGTAAGCAATCTAAAAGATGTGGATAAGGTAGTTGAGTACATAAAGAAAAATTATAAGAACGTTACAGATTTTGATGACAAGTATAGAAACCCAACGCCAATGTGATACGTTGATTATTCTTGTTTATATGAAGGTAAGAACTGAGCTAAGGCTGAGATACAAATAAACGTAACAGAAATGATAGTTGCAAAAGAAAAATTGAAGGATGCTTTGAATTACTGAATAACAGAAAAAGAATATAACGATATAGCTAAGAGAAGTGGAACTAAGTGAGGATGATTGTGACACACATTTTACGATGAGCAGAAACTTATAGAGCTTAAATTACTAAAATGATGATTAAGTAAGAATGAAATGAGGATACTGAAATGAAAAATAAAGGTATTAGCAAGACAAAGTGTAGAGTATTACAAGAGTTATATGGATTTAATTAAGAATAAATTATAAAAAGACTTGATTTTTGAAAAAAAATGTGTATAATGCAGCTGTTGGGAAATTTTATATTCTAATGAGAATTAAAATGAAAGGATTAGAAGACAAAAAAGAGTTTGAATTTTATGAAAACAGGGATACTATAACTGCTTTGGTGGACTATTGAGCAGGTGGTTGAGATAATATAGAAATTTATGATAAAAAGAGTTGAGATTTTATAGACAAAAGCAAATGGAGTGATGAAGAGATGGCGACACGGATTACAGATTTAATGATGCGGACTTGAAAAGAGATAAGTAAGGATGAATATAAAAAAATATTATGAAATAAAATAAAAGATAGCAAAGTATTGAAAAACGATTAGAATTTATTAATATAAGAAAAATAGAGGGTTTTACATAGCAGTTGCCCTCTATTTTTTGTAATTTTTAGAAAATTTTTGTAAAAAATAGTGAAAATTTTATAAAAAAATGAAATTTTTTTGATGCAAAAATGTGAAAAATAAGGCATAAAAATTGAGGTGTTTTATTAGATGAGAATTACGATAACTCACAAAAACCTAACGGAAACCTAACCGAAAGCTAAATATAAATATAATATATAAAAATAAAATAAAAAACTATTTTTTAATTTTTTTGATTTTTAATGGTTAATAACTGGGATTATTAATAAAAACTATAAAATAGTTAAGAAAAAACATAATTTTCTCTTGATTTTTGATAAAAAATGATTATACTCCAAGTGTTGGTGAGTGAATGTATCTATTTATTTTATAAAACAACTGCTATGAGAACAAAATTATTAAAGTTTGAGTGAGATGAGGAATTTACACAATTCATTGATAAGGATGAGTTTATGGATTGAGTAAATAAAGGTAAGATTAAGATTGTTACTGAATATCCTAATGAGAAGATTAAGTTATGTAAAGAAAATGGTAAATTGATTAGATTTGAGTTGATGGATAAAGATGATTGGATTATTAAAGTAAGTAAATGTGATAATGGTTGGTATTGAAAAGATTATAAAGTAGAGAGTAATTTAGGATGGTTCCCTGTTGATTGTGTGACTATAAAAAAAATTGTTTGATTTTATGTTTGTTGAGAACCAAGATATAGAGGTGTTTATGCTGATTGAATAGATTGGACAGAAATGTGAGGAAGTTGTAGTATGGGAGCTGATAATAAAGATTGAGAGCGAAGGAAAATGTTGGTTGACAATGGATTTACAGTTGTGGATGTTGATAAATTGGATGATTAATTAAATATTTATTTTCTAAATATAACTGCTATGAAAAACTTTGAACCAATTACTAAAACTTGTGGAAAAGATGTTTACCAGATTTACATTGGAGAATGTAGTGTTGCCTTTTACAGGAAGAGTGATAAGGCAAGATGAGGATGGAAACTTGAATGAAACTTTTATTGTAGAGGTGATAAGCAAGAATGTATCGATAACTTCCTAAAAAAACAATTAGAAAGACAGATTATTAAAGAAAATCGTAAAAAAGAAAGATTAGAACAGCAAAGGCAAATGAAAAAGAAAGCTATTGATGAATTGAATATTTGAGATTTATTACATTGAAGTCGATGATATGATATGACCCATAATGACTTTTTGCAAGTATGTGATAAAAAAGGAAGTAAAGTATTTTGTAGATTTATCGGAAGTAAAGTTGTTGATGGTGATGCGTGATATTATTGAGAAGAGGAACCAATTAAGGATGATTTCTGTGATGAAGGTAAATGGTATGTTATTAGCCCTTATGGATGAATAAGAATAAGTGATTGTAGAAGAGCTTGGAAGAGTGAATGGGATAGAAGTTATAGTTTTAATTATATGGATTAGGCACAATTAAGATGAGATATTAAAGGATGGCTGAAAGGCCATCTTTTTTATTTGCAAGGAAAGGCTTTGGGATTATAATATGGTTGTTTAAATCTATATTAAATCCTATGCAAGATAATATGAAAGAAATTTTGGTTGAAAGGGTAAAAGTATTGGAGAAGGCCAAAAACAACAAACAATTACAAAATATCGAAATTGAGATGTGTAAAAGGGATATTTTGTATTTTTTTAAACAATATTTATACACAGACAAAAATAGCAGCTTGTATGATGAAACATACCCAGATGTGCTGCCTTTTATCCCTTATCCATACCAGGAGGAATGTATTAGAGAGGTTTGGGATAGTATTATGAAGGGTGAGAGTGTGTTTATAGAAAAATCCAGGCAAATGTGATTTAGTTGGCTTATTATGGCTATATTTGTTTACGGATTTGTTTTTTATAATCATAAATATTTGGTACTAAGCCAAAAACAGGATGATGTAGATAAAAAATGAGATATGAAGAGCCTGTTTGAGAAGGCAAGGTTTATGCTTAAAAATTTACCTGTATGGATGCTGCCAAAATGATTTCTGGACCATCCAGAAAGGACTATGAAGTATATGAGTATTAGTAGAGAGGATGGTACTTGAAGTATTACCTGAGAAAGTGCTAACCCTAACGCATCAAGATGAGGAACCTATAAAGCAATATTCCCAGATGAATTTGCCTTCCAAAGCAACGCAACAACAATTAATAGAGCTATGATGAGTGCCTCACCTTGTAGGATTTACACAAGTACTCCTAACGGTAAAGGTAACGAACATTATAGGATGAGAGAGATGGCAATGGCAGGTAAAATTAAATGATTAAGATACCATTGGAGCGACCACCCATTATACACCCAAGAATGGTACAAGAAAAAAACCGCAAGTATGGATAAAGTAACAATAGCCCAGGAGTTGGAGATTGATTACGATGTAGCTTTGGTTGGAAGGGTTTATGGTGAGTTCCCAACAGAAAGTACAGATGTTAAATATAATCCAGATATGCCGTTATATGTTGCAATAGATAACAGCCACGGATGAGTTGACCCTAACGCCGTTATTTGTATTCAACCAGATGTGGATGGGATACATCGGAATTGTATTGATAGTATTGAGATAAACTGTACACCAGAAAATAATGCGAACCTATTGAGTGCACAACCAAAATGTGAATTGAATGATAACCAATATAACTTTTTCAACAGATATAGAAATTATAATTGGATGAGGGCAACCTTTATAAGTGACCCTTACGATACCAAGAGTGCTATGGGTAACAGTACAATTTTGGATGATTTTAGAAAGGTTTGAATACACCTGGTTATGCCTAACAATAGGAGTAAACAGGAGCAGATATTAAAGACAAGGACCAATATGTACAGGTTTAGGTACAATGATAATTGTTTAGAGATGGCAACGGCTATATTAAACGCAAGATACCCAGAAAGGAAGGAAACAAGCCAAAGCACCAAGCCATTTGAGTTACCAATTCACGATTGGACCTCACATTATAGAACGGCCTTAGAATATTTTGTGACATATATGGAAGAGAATAAACCTGCTACCACAAAAAAGCAGCTTGGAGATTATGAAGAGAAGAGAAATATGGTTACAGGTGAGATTATAAGGAAACCTAAGACAAAAGATGATTGGAGAAAGATGTGATTTAAGGTGTTATAGGTTTTTTTATTTGTAAGGAGTTGATTTGTGATTATAATACAATTAGTTTAGTATAGATATAATCAATATGGCATTACCAATTAAAGATTTCAAACCAAATGTTATTGAGAATACATTAAACCAAAGCGATACCGATATACAAAAGGCATCTTTTGTTAAAGATAGGTTTTTGAGAATGCAAAACGCAAGGAGCGTTGTAGATAAAGATTGGGAAATTTACCAGAAAATGTTGGAGGCTGTATTTAGAGAATATGAGGATGGTAGAAGTAGTAGTACAGTTCCTATGGCCCAAGCTATGTTGGAGCTATTTATTGCTGATTGTATAAAAATCCCTACTGAATATAAATTTAGATGAGAAACAACAAAATATACAACCCAAGCAAAAGCATTGGAGTATGTTTGGAAATATGATTTTAGAAGGCACAATAGAAAAGCTGAATTTAGAAAGGATGACTATGTTTGTGCTGCTTTTGGTACAAGTGTAATTTATACAGGATTTGAAAGCTATTATAAATCTCAAAAAGATTTCACGGTTTGAGATAATTTGGAAATCGATTTTAAAGATAAAACCTTTAAAAAAGAAAATATTGTGGTAAAGAGTGTTGACATAAGAAACTTTTATATAGATGATTGTGCAATAGATAGCATCGACCAGGCTGTTGATTGTATTTATACAGAACAGATTGCGTATGAGAAGTTTTTAAACTTCAAGAAAAACCCACTTTATAAAAATATCGATAAGGTAAAACCTGAGCAATATAGCTTGGAATACCAACCATATACAACAAAAGAACAAACCACTAAGGAATGAGATTTTGTTAGAATTGTTAGATATTGGAATGTTGAAAGAGATATGTATTGCGAAGTAGCCAATGATATATTGGTTAGAGAGCATCCAATGATGAATACAATAAATGGTGAAAAGGCTTTGCCATTTGCTATTAGAAATTTGTGAAAAAAGATATACAGCATATATGGAAGAGGATTGTGTGAATGATTAATGATGTTTAATAGCGAAATTAACAACCTAAGAGAGATGTTGATGGATGCTATTAGAAGGAGTAACACACAAGTATTAGCTATATGAAACGGATTACAATTTAATGGAAGAGAGTTTAGTTATGATAATGAGATATTAAACTTTGATGGAAACTTTGCTAATAACTTCCAACAGATAACAGGTACGCCACCAAACCAAGCAATATTTAACTATATGGAGCAACTATATAGGGATATTGCCATATACGTTTGAATAGATGTGCAAAATATACTTTGAGGTACTGGACAAACAGCCTTCCAAACAGAGGTACAAAGAGAGGCTTCACAAAAGAGGGTAAATGTTTGGTTAGAGAATAGGGATTTAGCTTATGAAAGATTTGCTGATTTATACAAAGATGCTTTGCAAATATTCTTCCCAAGAAAGAATGCTGAGTGATTGTATCCAGAAATTGAGGTTGAGGATGAAGAGCTAATAGGAACAGGAGAAGAGGCACATTTTAGAAAGAAAAAAGGTAATTATACCTTCCAGGTTACACCTGAATTATTGAGATGAGATTTGTATGTTGATGTTTACACCAATGCAAGTGCACCAACGATAAGTGCTGTTGAAAGACAGTTGAAACTTGACTTTATGAATAGTGTATGAGCAATGGCCCAATGATATGCAGTAGCAAAACAGAGCGGAATAGATATTGAAAAAGTTTTGCCTTTGAATGACAATTTGAGAGAGATGGCTGCTGAATACAACTTGGCACCAGTTGAGAAAGATGACAATGAGGATGTAAAACAAGCAAAATTAGAGCTATTACAACAATTACAAGCTGCACAACAAGCAGCATCCTGAACTTGACCTTATGGAGCAGGATGAGAGGAGATGTGAGAGATGGCACCAGAAGGGGCACCAGAAGGAGAACAAACAGAATGAGATAGAGTTAGAGAGGCAGTAAGATGAGGAGGACAGTGATGACAAGGGCAATTAGTGCCTAATTTAACACCTAATATGTGATAATGGCATTTGTATTAATAGATGAGAAAGAGATAGAGATAAGAAAGGGTGAGGTAAAAATGAGCGTAAAGGATGTTAGTGAGCTTATTGAATACAGCGATGTAATCGAAAAGTGGTTAAAGAAAAACATAAATAGGATACAAAGCCAACTTGCCAGATGTGAATTACAAGGAAGGGAGCAAGAGGCTTATACAAGTATAAACTGTATTAAAAGGCTAATTGAGGACCTTGGTAATACAGAGGATGCGTACAGAAAGTACGTGGATGAAGTAGAGAAATTAAAAGATAAAAAATAAATTATTCATTTAGGGTTGGCTATAATGAGTAATTTGTACTCACTTTTATTTCATACCGAAGACCCTAATGGATGAAGAGAAATTAGACAACTTGGAGGTATGAGAGGAAAATCAAGAAATTGATGGGACCCCTGAGGAACAGGACAACTCTCATACAAGCAAGGAAACACGCTACAAGGAACAGTTGAAGGGTAGCAGAGAAGAGGCGGAAAGATTAAGAAACTTAATCATTGACCGTGAAGTTAAAGCAGCCGAAAAGGATGCGAAGAGTTTGTTAGAATTACACGAAACAGACCCTAAATTGGCTAACGAAGTCGCTAAAAGATTTGGCTATGATGATTATGAGGATGCCAGATGAGAAATTGAGAAAAAAGTTAGCAGCTGAGTTGAGAAAACAAACGATGTGGACCTTGAAGAGAAATTTGAAAAAATGTATCAAGAAAGGAAAGCAAAAGAAACTCACGAAGAGGCCCTCAAACAGGCTAATAAAATCCTTAACAAGATTAAGGATGAAGGTTTGAGAGGGATGGCACAAAGCAAGTTTGATAACTTAGCTAAGTGAAAAACTTTGAGTATCGATGAGGCGGAGGAATTAGCCGAAATGGCAACTCTGTACGTGAATAAGGACAATTTAAGAGAAAACAAGTATGAGGAATGACTATGAGATTATGCAAGTACTTGAATGTGAATGGGTAAAAAACCAGGAGCAGGAGAGTGAGAAAAATTAGTAGTTATTGGATGAAAAATTGTTGATTTAAATTCTAACAAGCAAAAATAATGGCAAAGATAGTAGCACCAAAAGGTGCACAGGAACAGGTTGAAAAGGTTGTTGAAACCGAAAATAACGTAGTGGAAACTACAAACCAAGTGGAATGAAAAAATAGCGATATGAGTGCTATATTGGAAAGATTGGAAAAATTAGAGAAGGAAGGTGCAGAATTGAGAAGAGAAAATGATGAATTAAAAAAGGGTAATATGAATGTGTTTGTAAGCTGAAAAGAAGTTTATGATGGACCAAGGAAATACAATTATAAACTTTGGTGAGGAATACCAGTTTTAGGTTATAAATCATTTAAGAAAGACCCAACGAAGGACCTAATGTATAAAGACCAATTCTGACAGCGAAAAAGTAACCACTATTTAAAATTAGATTTAGCGGATAAGACCCAAGTGGAAGTTGAAGTTAATGAATTTAATAGGGATTACACCAGAAGTGAAAAGTTATTTGCTGAGAAAGTAACTGATAACAGAGGAAACCTGTTAGGATTTGAGTTTGATACAGATGATTATTGAAAGATAATCGTAGCAGAAAACGTTATAAATTAATTTATCATTTAACCTTTATAAGATGACCGATAAAAAAATATATATTTGAGAAAAAGAGATAAAAGATGTTGAAGGTACAAAAGTAACATTTGTTGATGGAACAGAATGCGAATATACCGAAAAACAGCTTGAATATATGATAACCAAAGAGCCAAAAGATGATACAGCATTGAGAGAAATTGTATTGGAGAACGTTGCTAAGGATGTATTAGCAGTAATCCAAGAGCACAATATCAAAAAGGGTGATTTGAGCCCATTACTTCAATGTATTGTAGATAGCTTTAATCAAAACTTTTTCATTGCAGTTGGTAAAGCATTTGGAACGTATCAAGAGTGAATAAATCCAGTGTTTTATCAAGAAAACATTAGGATGAATGATATAATCCAAATGAAAGACAAATAAGTCGTTTTATTTGATTATATATTATACAGATGGGAAAAGCAGTAGTATTGGTTAATCAACCAAACAATGTACAAAACTTCTATCCTGCTGATGATAACTGGGAATTGGTAGAATTACCTTTTGTTGCATCAACAGCAATAGATGAAGGTACAGCAGTAGCAGCACAGATTACATCTAATGATGTAACAGGATATGTTACAAAGATGTGAGCAGAAAATGCAACAGGTGCTGACTTTTTATGAATTTTGGCTGAATGAATAGCTGCAACAGATGCAGATTATGCAACAGCTTGAAAATTAAAAGGAGTACGAGTACCAAAAACTCCTTACGCTAAGGCATACTTCAAAGTATGAGCTTGAACATTTACAAAGGCTTGTGTATTTAGAACAGTAGAATTACATACTGATAGAAAGTCACTTGCTGTTGGTACAAAAGGTAAATGAGCAAGAATTTTGGAATACATCGATAGTACTCACGGAATTTGTAGGTTTAGTTTACCAGAAACTGAAACAGCCTAAGTTTTTATTTTGATAATTATTAGAGAAAATGGTTAATATAAGCAGTTATTCATTACCTCAAATGACAGACTTGGTGAATAGAAGTTTCAAAAATGGGTTAGAAACTTTACCACAAGTTATGAGGACATCGTGATTGGTAGTAGAAGAGGCTATGCCAATGCACACAGGAGAATTTAAAAGATTTGCTGAAAGATTGCAAAGAAATCAATATGCCTCTGTAAGAGATGAAGGTGACATCTCTAAGATGTGAAAAGTACAATATGGATACGAAAAAGATTTGGAAGTTTACACTGTTTCTTTGGAAATATCTATTACAAAGAGAATGAGAGTAGCTTGAAAAAATCAAGAAATATTAGACCAAATAACATCTTTGGCTGAGGTTTGCCCTGCAACAATGGATTTAGATTTAACTCATAGATTAACTTTTGCTTTTGCATCAAGTTATACATCAAGAGATGGTGTTGTAATCGATACAACAGTATGAGATGGAAACCCATTGATTTACAGTGCACATACATTAACAGGAAGTGCTACAACATATTCTAATGCAATTACTTCTAATCCTGCCTTCTCAAAAGCAGCTTTGGAAAATGCTGAAAAACTATTTGTTGAGGAAACATACAACAACTTATGAGAAAAAATGTATATGAAACCTGATGTAATCGTTACAACAGATGACCCTAATACAGTAAATCAAGTAAGAGAATTGTTGAAATCAACAGCATCTATCGTAGATGAAAAGAATAGCGGAGTAATCAACGTTTACCAAAACAAATACAGACACGTTGTATTACCAAGATTAGCAACAACTGTAAATGGAGCTACTGATACTTCAAAGAAAGGTTACTGGTTCTTAGCAAGTACTAATGACAGTGACTTCTATTTGTCAGTTTTGGAGGCACCTTATTTGAAAACTCCTGCTGATGGAAACAACGGAGAAGAGTTTAGTTCTGAAAACTGGAAATACCTTACAGCTGCAACATACTGAATGTGTATTGTTACAGGTAGATGGATTAAAGGTTCTAACGGAACAGGTGCGTAGGATACTGCATAGGAGCAGAAATATAGACAGGGGGCCGATTAGTTGGCCTTCTGTAATATTTGTGCTATTTAGTTTATTAAATATATTATGATGTATAGAAAATGGTTAAATGAAATTAAGTTGTTGGATAACGCAACTGCAACAGGAGCAAGTAAACCATATCCAATGGCTGATTACGAGCAGATGATGCTTACATTAGCAAGTGCTAATAACGGTGAATTTACTATTAAAGTTGTATGAAGTTATATGGATGAATGCCCAGACTTCACACAAGCAAGTGATGCTGATAACAGATGGACTACAATTAGTGTAAGAAACTTGGAGGATGGTACTAATATTGATGGAGAAACTGGAATTGCCTTAGAAGGTACGGATACAGTTGCAAGTTATTTAGTAAACACACCAGGATTGAAATGGTTAGGAGTTAAAATTACTTCATATACAGCAGGTAACTGTAACGTATTCATTAATGGTTTTACATCATAATTTTTTCAAAAAATGACAAAAGTAGATGAGTTAGTGGCAGAAACAATAAATGCCAAAGAGCAATTAAAGAGTATTAATAATACCATAAATAAAGATAGAGCTGTTTTAGCTGATATGGAAAATGAAATTAAAGATAAAGAAAACAAGATTTTATCTTTGAATAATGAGATAGAGGCAAAACAATGAGAATTAGAGAGTTTTGATGTGCTTGTAAAAGATGCAGAGAAAAACTTTTGAGAGCTAAGGGACAATTTAAAGGATGAGATAGAAAAATTGTGAGAAAAGAAAAAAAGCAACGAAACTAAGCTGAAAGTTGCCATCGAGGAATTAGATAATGATGTTAAAAGATTATTAGAAAAAAGAGATGGGCTTAGAGGAGAAATTTTAGATTTAGAAAAAGAAAAAGCTGAGAAAGAAAAGAGCGTTGAAAAAGAAATATGAGTAAAGGAAGACAGTATTAGAAAGGTTGAAAGTAAATTATGAGAATTAGAATTAGAAAGAGATGGGTTAAAAGATGAAATTAGAGGGCTAAAAGAAGAGAAAGAGGAATATTTAGAAGTTGTTAAAGACAAAGATAACTTAGAAAAAACAGTAGAGGATTTAAATAAGGAAATCGAAAAGAAAAAAGCCGCAAAGAAAGATTTGATTGATGAATGCAAAGATAAAGAGGGAGAAATTAAAAAATTAGAGTGAGAAATCAAAAATAAAGAGGATGAATTAGCAAAATTAGAGAAAGATTGTGAAGGATACGTAAAGATGAAATTAGATATGAAAGATAGAAAAGATGATTTGGATGCAAAAGAGAAATATTTGAGAAAAAGATTTGAAGAGGCTTGAATAAAATTTTAATAGTTAATTATTAGATATGAGTGATGATACTGAAAGCGTAACAAGCATACAGGATGAAGAGGAGGAAGTAACCGCAAGTATTGTCACAAGTAGTGATAATATTGCGATTAATTGATTAGTAGGATTAAATTACGATGGTAGTAGTGTCAATCCTGCTGAATAATTTTATTATTATTTAAAACCAGGATGACAAAAAGTGTTACGAAAATACAAGATAAAGATACCAGAAAGAGATTAAGTGTTGTTAGAAGTAAGGAGGACCCTACCAAGTATTGAGTAGTTATATTAAATCCTGATTGAAGTAGAATTAGAGGACCTAAATGAGAAACAGGTGATGCCGCTACCGTTGAGGTGTGATATACTTGTACAGGAGAGCCTGGTACAAGTGCTTGTGTGACTAATAGTTGAGATTGCCACCACGCAACCTTTAATTTTACTATACCTGAATGACAGCAAGGAGAAATAGGACCTACTTGAAATGGAATATGTTGTACGACTTGTAGTAAAGTTTGAAAAACAACAACAGTGCAATTTGATTATACGAATTGAACGGATTTTTGTTTTAGTGTGCAAGATGGACAGGATTGAGTAGGAGCGTGAGATATGTTAGCTTGTGTATATGACCCTTGTAATTGTGCAAAAGATACTTTTGATTATGATAATTTTTATAACACACCTGATTTAACGTGTTACCAAGAAAAATTAACAGCTTGAAATAATATTACTATAAATGCTAATACGATTAGTTGAGATTATAATTATGCAGAGCCTACGACCGCAGCATCTTGTGGTACAAAATGTGTTTGTATTCCAGAGATTACCCAATTATGTCCTGGACAAACAATAATAATAAAGCCTACGATTACGGCTACTAATTGTGCTACGAATTTGAAATTAAATAGTTTTGATGCTTACCCAGTAAGATATAATAATGCGGCTTTGACAAGTACAACGGATGGATATGTTTGGTGAGCAAACCAATTAGCACAATTAGTATTTGATTGAAGTTACCGACACGTGGTTAGTAAGAGTTATGATGCGAATACGACTTATACAATGAATTATAGTGTAGATGCTTGAAAACATAAAGCTGGTAGTGGTAGCTATGCTATAAGTAGATATAGTTTAGTTTTACAAAAAGATGATTGAACTTGGGAAACATTGAAAGATACAAGTACAAACTATTCTACGGCGACAACAAAGACAGTAAATACTCATTGATTTAGATTGTGAGAAATAAGATATTATAATACAACGACAGTGGTTGCAAATGGTGGATTAATAGCAACTAATACGTTAAACAATAAAGCGGCAAGTGTAGATATGAGATATAGTACTAATTGTGGTGGTACAACAGATTGGGCGGAATGAGATTATATATATTTGGTTGGTACAATATGAAATGATTGATTATTTTATTTAGATACTACAAAATGGTGGAGCAACACTTTACCAAGTGCGAAAGATAATAAGGTTTATATAAGATTGTGAATAGCTTTGGCGGCTGCTTGATATACAATGAGTTTATTAGATGATAGACCAATTTATTATTATGATAATGGAATAAAGGTTTATTGACAAGCCGATAATAAAGCTGATAAATCAAGTTTAGGGACAGCGGCTTATTGTAATACTTGAACTTGTTGTTGAGAGGTGCCAGTATTAGATAGCTATTGAAAATTGTGTACAAGTATATTACCGTGAGTAGCATTGACAGATACGTTTGTAGTAGCTAATAAGTCAGATTTAACATCATTGAGTAGTGCGGAACAATGAGATATATGAATAGTAACAGCTGAAAGTAAGACTTATGTATTGTCGGCAGGGCCATATAGTACAGAGGCGAATTGGAAGGAATTATTGTCGCCAACGGATGCTGTAACAAGTGTTAATGGACAAACAGGAGCTGTATGTATAAACATACCAACAGATAATTGTGAATTATGTAATGGATGTGGATATACAACCTGTACTTGAACTGTAAGCAGTTGTGCGGATATAATAAGTAAATTATGATATACACCATATAGCAGTGCTAATCCAAACTGATATACAAGCTGTACAGGTACATTAGTGCCAAGTAATATAGCTTGTATAAACGGATGCTGTTTAACTAATTGAGGTGATGTATGTATCCAATGATGAGAAGATTATAGTTGGGTTACGAAGACAATAAGTGGATGAGAGGTGGAATTGTGATTAAGGACAATAGTAAACCCACCTACTTCTGATTTTACATTGACAAAGCCAGTCACGTTAAAAGAGTGAGAGGAGTATGTAATAAGGACAATAAGTGAAACAAGTTATTGTATGTGTTTAGGAAGTTGTTTTACTAATCCTTGGAATGTAAATACTTGTTTGAGTGGTAATGCAACAGACCAATATGTATTTTTGGCTATATGAGGAGAATTAGAATTACAGCCTTTAATTGATACTTGAAGTTAAGATGACATTTGTGACAATGAAAAACTTTAATAGAATTGGTGGTATGGTTGATTTTTTATTGATTTGATGAGGTTGAGCTTGATGACCTTGAAGGTGAGCGGCGGCTAACCGATGATGAGGTTGAGGATGAGCTTGATGAGTTATATTGTGTAGTGATTATAATATATTATTTTGAGAATATTGTATAGTTATTTGAGCTTGATGAAGTTGAATGTATGTTGATTGATGAGATAGTTGCTTTAATTGAGAAGTAGCATTATGATGAGGTGCTTGATGATGACATTGTAATAGTTGTAGTATATGACGTAATTGATGAAGTTGATGATGATGAGGTACTCACCAAGCTGGTTGATGTTGAACTCAATGATGTAATTGATGATGTTGAGCTACTAATATATGATGAGGATGAGGTGGTGGTTGATGATATTCGTGAAATTGAGTTAGTGCAACATCCATTAATTGAGCCGGATGATGACAGTGATTGTGTACGGATATTACTTGACAATATTGTTGTTTTGCTTGATGATGATGATGACGATGACGTAATTCTGGTTGAGCTTGATGCTATTGATGAGGTAATTGAGGTCGTTGTTGACTTGCTTATGCACATTGATGCCCAGCTACAACTTGTTGAAGTTGATGATGATGAAGTGTTTGAAGTAATATGTGATGAGATTGAGCGTGATGAATATTTGTATTGAGATACCCAACGACCTGTTGATATAATTCGACTTGATGATGTAAGTATGAATGTAATTGATATTGTATTCATTGCTTTACAAGTGGTTGAACTTTAACTATTAATTAAGATTAAATGCCTTTAACATTAAAAAACTTTTATAAAACCTGATGGCAACCGTGAGAGAATACATTGTTATATTTGCCATTAAATTGAGATTTGCTTGATAAAAGTTGAAATCATAATGATTGAACAGCAATTTGAACAATATCATTTCAAACAGTATGAAACAGACAATTTGCATATTTCAATTCAAACAGTGCAATTCAACTTCAAACAATTCCAGTTTGAACTTGAAATCCACAAGCATTCACACAAGTTGCACGATTGAAAACGAATTCAAGTTGACTTTGATATATGCACCATTTCTGAAACGATGCTACCCATTCAAGAATTAGGTTGGTTGTTTTCTATAATAATTTAAGACCACTTCAAGATATGTATGGTTCTTCGTGGGATACATATATTTGACCAGCTTCTACTTCAAGTCTATGGGATACACGAATTTGCGTTTGATACACATACAACAATTCAAAACATAAACTTTATATTAATTGACAATTATATTGAACTTGAACGAATGCAATCAATATTTGATGAACAACCAACAGAAACATTTGAAGTGTTGATTGAACGTGATGATATGCAATGTCCGAATGTATATTTGAAAGATGAGAACGAACATTACAAAATTTTGTTGACTACTACAATTTAACCAAATGAAATTACTGACTTTAACTCTAATAAACCAAAGAGGGGGGAGTAAACCAACAAGTGAGAATAAATAATAAAAAAGCCCATTTTGAAAAGAGTGGGCTTTTTTGTTTGTAAGGAAAAGTTTTGTGAGTATAATAATAATAGATTTAGATGATAAAATTTTAGATGGTAACAGTGGAAACCATAGAAATGGAAATAAACTTTATAAAGGGAGAAATCGAGGAGATTAAGAAGGGCCAGGATAAGATATTGGAAAACCTGAATAAATTAGATGATAGATACCCTACCAGGAGAGAGTTTAATGCGGTAAAATGGGTAGTTAGCATATTAGGTTGAATTTTAGGATTGGCAACAACAATTTTAGCACTTAAAGGAATATAATGGAAGGAATATTAATATGACTATTGGTGCAGATGTTGACAAAAGCCAGTGAAAAATGGAAAGTAAGCCAAACTTATTTGGCAATATGATTAGCAGTAGTATTAGGGGTTGGTTATTATATTCTAAGCAATTATTTTAGTATTGAATGGTGAAAAATGGTAGAATTTGTTGGAGGCGTTTACGCAAGTAGCCAGATTTTTTATAATTGTTTTAGAAAACGAGGATTATTAGACAAAAATAATGAGCAAAAATAAAACAAGATATTCAATACACCATTTGATACCTACAAGCAGAGGAGGTGAGAATGTGGATGAAAATAAGCAGCTATTAAGGGACACAAAACACGTTAATTTGCATAGGTATTTTAATAACGCCACACCTGCTGAGGAGCTGTATGATGTTTTAGCCACCAATTATAAGGTGTGGGATGATAGATTTATAAACGATATTATTAAGGTACTGGATGCCCACTTTGATAATTACTATAAAGAGGGTACTCACGGAGATATACAATGAGAGCGATGACAGTTGATGGAATTAGAGAGAAAGTTTGGGTGGCATAATTAGATAATATGAGGTTACGAAAAGGCAAAAGTAAATTTTATAGGGAATTTATGAGCTGATTGGTAAAAGATATATTGCGGATTATTTGATGTATTATATTCATAATAATATTCATAACTGCTTTATTTTAAAAAACAAAATGGATAAGGAGAAATTAATAAAAGAAAAGATGGCATTAGTTGCCCAATTTAATACTTTGCAAGAAAAGATTAACAGCTATAATTTGGAAATTGTGGTAGAGGATTGTGCCGCCTTCAAAAAAGAGGCTAATATGAAAAAGAGGATAGAAGAGAGAATAAAGGAGATTAATGGGAAATTGGAGGAGATTGAGAAAGCGACTTTATCTATCTAATTAAAAATTATGGAAGGATTTGAGTGGCTGCCAGATGAAGAAAAGAGCAAGTATATTGATGAGCAATATGCGTTATTGAAGGCTTTGGAAGAGGAATACCAATGGACACAGGCCCCTGAAACGAAGGAGAAAATGATGGCTATTGCACATTGAATAAATGATATGCTAACAAGTAATTTAATTTCTAAATATTAAAAATGGTAGAATTTAAAGAATGATTATTGGATTTAGGGGGTTTTGAAGATTGAAGTTTGTGAGATTGATATGAGAACACGGACTTTTTATTAACAGAGGCCGATATTTATACCCTACCAGAATTGTTTACCCAGGATACAATAAGATATAATTATAACCAATGAAAACAGGATTGGAGTAAAAAGAGTTGTAGTGTTTTTGCGGCTGTTTGAGCAATGAGTGACCTAAAAAACTATAAATTTAGCTTAGATGAGATTTACGAGATAGATTGTTTAAGCTATAAAAGAGGAAGAGTTAGCGGACAATGATGGTACACAAAAAACGCCTTTGCCTTGGTTTGTGATTGGTGGAATAAGAAATTCCCAGAGAACCCTGCGGCATATTATGCGGTATTATTTTCTAATGATGAAAAGTGTAATATGGTAATGGAAAAGAATTATAATTTATGAGTAAGTTTTAATTATACAGCGGATTATGTGCAAGATTATGGAGATAATGGTGAGATAGATAGAGCGAAAAGTGGACAAAAGAAATTAATAGGGCATTGTGTAAATGAGATAATAAAGGATGGAAGGAAAATGATAAAAGATAATTATGATGGAAGTAAAAGCCAATATGTAAAGATTAATGTAAGTAATGCTGATTTATATAAGGCCTGAATATTCCACACCTGGGCTTATTTGTTTACCAATGTAAAGGAGGATAACATCGGAGAGGTTAAAAGATTGGAGAAAGTAAAGACAGCTTGTTTGAATGCTTTGGAATATAATAGCCAGTTATGGAACGCAACAAACGATAAAACATTGCAAAAGAAGTTACACGATACAAATGAATGGATTAGAAATAACAACTTAAAATATATCGAAGAGAACTTAGCAAAATTAAGATAATTTATATTATAAAATATAAAAATGGCTTGTGGATGAAAGAAAAAGGGAGGTAAAAAGAAATAAGCGATTGTGGTGTTTACATAAGGCGGGGTGCTAACAGCATCCTGTTTTTGTTATATTGACATTTTATAGAAAATATATATAATATATTCCCATACAAAGATAATAAACATTTGCTTTTGATTTTAGATTTTTATTATTAAATATGAAAGTAGATGATTTATTATTACAAAACTTTGAAGAGTATTTGATAAACAAAAACCGAAAAGAGGATACCTGGAAGAGAAATGTAAGCGTTGTAAAAAATTTTATTACCGTTATGTGAATAGAAAACGTAGGTGATATAACGTACCAAAAGATTGAGGAGTACAAAAGTATATTGAGGCAGAAAGATTGCCCACCCAAGAGTATTTATTACTGACAAAATGAAAAACTATACGGTACTACCATAGGTTGGAAAATACAACCGATTAGAAACTTTTTGAAACGATTAAATGTATTCCACGGATGCTGAATAAGCTATACGTTAGTAGAGATGCCAAAGGCTAAAAGCATCCCAATGGATTACTTTGAAGAGGGAGAAATTAAAAAGATTTTGCAGAAAGTAGAATTTTCGGAGAAATACGAAATAAATAAACTAAGGATGGAGCTATTAATAGAAATATGATACACAACAGGTATGAGATTAAATGAGATGCTAAATTTAAACGTGGATAAATGTATTAACCTGGATAAGTTTGTTATTAGATGAAAATGAGATAAGGATAGATTGGTATTTATAACGGATAGAATAAAGTTGCTATTACTGCAATACTTAGTGGTAAGGAATGAGCCACTACCTCGGACAGGCAACGTTTACAAAGATAAAAATTGGGTATTTATTAGCCATAATCCAGAAAATTTTGGAGATAAACTTAGTGAACAGACCGTTTGTGGATTATTTAAGAAATACAGGAACGCAATAAACGGTAAGAAGTTTAGCTGCCATTGCCTAAGGCACAGCTTTGCAACGAACTTATTAAGTAAATGAGTTGACCTTAGAATGATACAAGAATTATTAGGGCATAGTGATATAACCACCACCCAGAGATATTTGCACATCGAAAACAAAAAAATGGAAAATGTGCACAATTTAATATTCTGAAAATTCTAAGTTAGGAACAGGGAAAATTAAGAATTAACATAATTTATAGTAAAGTTTTTTTAAAAAAAGACTTGATTTTTTAATTTTTTTATATATACTCCCATTGTTACGTTAATTGGCTGAGCTATCTTTAAGGGTATTTAAGGATGAGGTCGAGGGTTCGAACCCCTCCACGCCTAATTCAAAAATATGGCAACTAAGACAATTATGATAAGTGCCCCCTTATAGGTAGTGAACCTATGAGGGGGTTTTTTTGTATGGGTTTGGCAAATGTTTAAACCTCCCAAGAGTTAATGTAACGGTTATTGGATTGGCAAACGATAATTCTAACAAATAAGAGTTATCATTAGGAACGCCAATCCTCCTATGTGATAACTCCTATTTGTTGGGATTGTGAATTTGCCTACCAGGTAAGACCTTAATATAAAAGGATAGCAAGATAAAACAAATAAGAGTAATCCCAAAGTTTTATCTTGTTATTTTTACTAATGGATTTAGAGGAAAACTTAGAGGAGGTTGTCGTTGAAAATGAGGATGTGGTAAGTGATGCAGATTTACAGTACTTCATTGAGAGCGATAACCTATGTAACTCGTACAGCGAGTATGAAAACGTTTTACTTACTAACTTGTATTAAGGATGGATAGGAGCGGTTTTGTTTTT